TTTGGTTATGGCTTTTCAAGAAGCAACAGGTAACAGAGGCGTTGGTGGCATGACCGACGCTATGGAAAAGTTTGGTTATATTGTTGACGCAATCCTGATTAAAACAGGAACTTTAATAAACACACTTACAAACAATGTTCCTTTCATAAGTGATTTGCTCAAGCGCGTTACCGACGGCTGGGCATACATACTTGATGTTAAAGGGACTGAGTTAGCAATCCAAAATGAAATTTGGAAAGCAAACACAAAGACTTATGAAATGGCTCAAAAAACAGCTGACGACCAAGCCAAAAGAAATAAAGAATACCTTGCCTTTTTAGCCAAGCAAAAGAAACTTACAGACGCAGCAGCATTAGCAGCTAAGAAAAAAGCGGCAGATGAAGCAGCACTTAAAAAGGCTGCTTCAATGTTTGATATTGATAAGATACAAATTATTGCAGCACTTCAAAGAAACATTACTGATGACGAGAAATTACGCCTTCAATTACAAATGGCAATACTTCAGGAAAACGGTTCTGAAGCAGAAAGACTTGCAACACAATTAGCGGCAAGTCAATTGCAGACAACTAACCTTGCCTTGGCTATTTCTAGGATTCCAAGAGCCTTAAATCCTTTTGAGGGTTGGGGTTCTGAGATTGATAACCTGCTTGCCAAAATGATTCAGATGTATACCATGTTGCAATTCAAAACTCCTGTACCCGTACAACAAGGAACAGTTAAAGCTCAAGTTACTCAGCAAAATGCAGCAAGTGTTTTAGCTAATGCCCCAATTGCTTTAAATGAATATCAAGCAATAACTGGAGAAATGAGCAGTTTAGGAGTTCGCAATATGGGTAGTTTAAACATAACTATCAATAATGCTGGCAATGTTGTTTCGGACGACGACCTAGCAACTCAAATTAGAAATGGATTGTTGAACTCAAATCTATCAGGTTCACCAAGTGCCATTGGTAGATTGCTTGGTGCGTTCCAGTAATGGCACTTCCAGCAACCATTGATGTTTCTTTAAACTTTTCCTCGGGCGCAACATTTTCAAATCCTTTTACAATTGGCGACCCTGTTAATGGTGTTCTTGGTGTTGGTGTTTTGTCAGATGCAACGGCACCTGCTTTAATTGCTAATTTAACTGACTTAACTAGACGGATAAGCATTAGGCGTGGACGAAATGTTGCTCGTGATATTTATGAAGCTGGCACATGTGTTGTCAGGATTTATGACCCTGAATCAAGCTTCAATCCCCAAAACACTAGCTCTCCTTATTTTGGCAAATTAGAACCTTTGAGAAAACTTAGAATTTCTGCAACAGTTGGCGGAAACACTTATTACCTGTTTAGTGGATACACCACAGCTTATGCCTATTCTTATGACCAAGCCGAAAACATGGCTTATGTGGACATTAGTGCAAGTGACGCTTTTAGATTATTTAACTTGGCTTCGGTAGTAACTGTAACTGGACAAGCTGCTGGACAAGATACTGGCACGAGAATCAATAAGATTTTGGACACCGTATCTTTCCCAAACGGTATGCGTAGCGTTGAAACAGGCAACAGCCTCACAGTTGCAGACCCAGCAACATTGAGAACTTCTCTAGGCGCATTGCAAAACTGTGAGTTCTCAGAGCAAGGGGCTTTCTACATTACCCCCGAAGGCAACGCAATCTTTAAAAATAGAAACACAGTCATTTCAAGCGCGGGTGATACCCCAACTGAGTTCAATCAAACAACAGGTATTCCATACAAGAATCTTAAATTTGCCTTTGACGACAAATTGATTATTAACACAGCTACTATGACGAGGGTAGGCGGTACTAGCCAAACAGCTTTAGATTCAGACAGCATTGCTACTTACTTCCCTCACTCAATAAATGTGCCTGAACTAGTAATTGATACTGACGAAAATGCAATGAACATAGCCAAACTTTATGTTGCCACCCGTAGCAGCACAACAATACGAATAGACGAAATGACCTTGGACTTATTAGACCCAGATGTCCCAACAGCCACAATCCTTGCATTTGATTACTATGACAATGTTCTAATTACAAACCTTCAACCTGACGGTTCAACCATTACCAAAAACTTGCAGGTTCAGGGCATTGCTCATGATATTACTCCAAACTCATGGAGTGCCGTTGTGACTACTTTGGAACCAACTTCAGATGGATTTTTAATCGGCGATTTTACATATGGCGTCCTTGGGGACGATATACTTAGCTACTAAAGGAGATATACAATGGCAACAGGTTTTCCAGCTTCAACAGGTGATGTTCTATCAGCTGCAATGTTTAACGGATTGACGGCTTTTACCGTAAGTTCAGATGCAACGGGGGACTACACCGCCGTATTAACTGACCAATATCAAACTTTAATACCAATGAATAAGGCAACAGCTGTTGCTTTTAAAATACCAACTGATGCTTCAGTTGCATTTCCAACGGGAACAGCAATTACAATTCTTAATAAAGGTGCTGGTTTGGTAACCATTTCAGCCGTTACTTCGGGAACTACAACAATATTAAGTGCTGGTTCGGTCGCAGCATCACCAACACTTGCACAATATAAATCAGCAGTATGTATCAAGACAGCTGCAAATGCTTGGTATGTAGTTGGAGCAATTGCGTAAATGTTAAATATAATTGCAGGGCTTCAATCAGTAGTACCACCATTACCTAGTACATTTTCAACTGATTTTTTAGTTGTTGCTGGCGGTGGCGGTGGGGGATCAGGTGGATATAATGGCGGTGGTGGCGGTGGCGGAGCTGGTGGTTATCGTTACTTCACATCTCAAACACTTTCAACTGCAACTAATTACACTTGCACAGTAGGTGCTGGCGGAGCGATTGCAACAAATGGTAGTAATTCTGTTTTTTCAACAAATACTTCTGCTGGCGGTGGCGCTGGTTGGGATTCTAGTAGCGGTTCTGGCGGATCAGGTAACGCAGGTGGATCAGGTGGTGGATCAACAGGTCAAGGTGGCACACAATATGCAGGTGGCGCAGGTAATACCCCATCAACTTCACCAGTGCAAGGAAAGAATGGTGGATTAAGTAATACTGGTCGTAGAGGAGCATCTGCTGGCGGTGGAGCATCTGCTGTTGGTGGTGATGGTGGATTTAGTAGCGCATCAGGAACAGGTGGTGCTGGTACTGCTAATACAATAACTGGCGGATCAGTAACTTATGCTGGCGGCGGTGGCGGCGGCGCATCTGAGTTTACAACTTCTGGTGCTGGTGGTTCTGGCGGTGGCGGCGCTGGTGGACAAGCTACCAATGGACTTGTTGGTGATACTAATAAAGGCGGCGGTGGCGGCGGTGGATCAGGTGCATTAACTGGTTATACTAATGGAGCTGCTGGCGGATCAGGTGTTGTAATTCTTAAATATCCAGATTCTTACACTATAAATATTGGATCAGGTTTAACTGGTTCAACAGCCTCACCTTCGGGTGGATATAAAGTAACCACAATTACTGCTGGTACTGGAACTGTGAGTTGGTAATGGCACATTACGCATTTTTAAATGAAAACAATATAGTAACTGAAGTTATTACAGGTATACACGAAACTGAAACTATTGAAGGATTAGATACAGAAACTTGGTATGGAAACTTTAGAAGTCAAACTTGTAAACGCACTTCATATAATTCAAGAATTCGTGGCAACTTTGCAGGTATAGGTATGGTTTATTTACCCACAGAGGATATATTTATTAAACCAAAATGCCACGCGGAAGCAATATTAAATGCTCAAACTGCGAAATGGGATTGCGACAATGAGGAACACACAATTGAATCCTTGGCTTAGCAAAGCAGCGGCACAATTACGAGAACAAATAGATGACTCATACAAAAGCCGCCTTCGTCGGTCTGATGGGTGGATTGCAGATTTGCGTCATCAGCAAGCAGGTAAAAGCGACCACATACCCGACGCTAAAACTGGGGTCGTCCGAGCAATTGACATTGACTCTAGCCTTTCTGACAACAAAGGGGATTCAATCTATTTGGCAAATCAGCTTAGACTCTACGCTAAGGATTACGGACGCATATCTTATGTAATCCACATGGGCATGATTGCCTCTCCAATATTAAATTACAAGTGGAGAAAGTACAGAGGGTTCTCACCACACACCCACCACATACATTGCAGCTTTAGAAAAAACCAAGATGACAATTCAGATTTCTTTGACATACCACTACTAGGAGGTAAAAATGAATAGCAAGACACTAGCCGTAATCAACTCATACGCACGCAGCGCATTTGTTTGTTTGGCAACCGTATATGTAACAAATCCTTCAGATTCATTTGATGATATTTGGAAGGCATTTTTAATTGCATTTGTCGCACCTCTATTAAGAGCTTTAAATCCAGACGACACAGCATTTGGCATAGGCAGTAAAGAGTAATGTCAGCCCTTGAGTGGGCTGGTTTCGCAGCTGGAATCACCACAACATTGATAGGCGTACTAGCTGGCATGCGTTGGCTAGTTAAAGGTTGGCTTAATGAATTGCGTCCGAATTCTGGAACAAGTTTAAAAGACCAAGTGACACGCCTTGAACAAAGATTAGATGAACTGTTCATTGTCATAACTAGGAAGTAAAATAAAGCCATGGCAAACACACGCAAACGCAAAAAGATTAACAGGCGCGTAGTTCGTAGGTCACCTGAGCCATTGTCTAAGCTTGATGTTTTCATGATTACAAAACATGAGATTTACAAGGCAGCAAAAAAGGCTGGATTTAGCAATGAAGTGGCTTGGTTTTTCATGCAGGAAAACAATGCACTTCCTGATTGGGTGAGCAATGA